ATCATCATTCCAATTAGGTACTATATTATCATTAAGGTTATTCATTAGATTGTCCTTGTTTTTAATTAGTTAGAAATTATTATAGACACCACATCTATAATATTATAATGTCGGCTGTTTTCTCAGCTACTCACCGACCACCGCAAGGGCATCCAAATTTTCAAAAAACGTACTGATATATATATGATTATATAGAGAATAAGTTCCAACATTATTTTAACGAGGGTGAAACGAAAACAAAAAAGTCAACACGATTTTTCTAACGCGAAAAGCAAATGCGGGGGGTAGTATGTGTAATAAAAGACACAGACACATTCTAATATTTTTTTCTGAAATTTTTTAAAGTTTTTTGGATCGTAGGCGGAGCGGGTACTATAATAATGAGCTGCGGATACTATATATACTATTAATACTATATAGATACTATATATTACTATATATACTATATATACTATATATATATAATATATATATAATATACTATAATTACTACTAATACTATAATTACTATATATACTATAGTACTATTATGAAATTCAACCGGACTAAATAGGGGGGGTAGATAATATTATTATATATAGTTGCAGTTTGTCAAGTATTTATTAAATTTAAATATGGAAAGAGAAAGAACAATGTTTGAAAAAGCGTTAATAGGTGATTATGAAATAAAGGATGTATTTACGAATATCGAGAGATGTAAGGAAATATCAGATCAGTTACAGATCCTAGACATTATAGACCCCAACTCAAGAAATGTTGGTTTACTTGCAGAGCTAGTATACAGAGTAAGCAACATGCCCGAGTTAGAATTAATAGAATTAGACGAATACGCTTTAAACAACCCCAACTAGTGGCACTCTCAAGAATCATAAAGGGGGTTACGCATTATGCTTACGAAAGTGAACCAGAGTTTCGTACAGCACATCCCGATACAAAACTAGTTAGCAACTGGAAAGAAGCCAAGGAGGGCGAGTGGTGTATTGCGGACGATGGTAAAATAGTGCAAATATTAAAAAAAGATATAATGAGGGGTAATAAGATAGATGAGAGTTATGTAAGAACCGTTATTGGTATGGCTATCGTTAGAGGCAGTGGTACGTTAAAAGGGGAAATAACTGATAATATCTATCGTTTTGTAAAAAGATATGGCTATGACTCTAGATTACATGGCGGGATGACCAAACAAAAGAAAATATTTTCTAAATACATTGCAATGGGTCTAGATCCAGAGAGTGCGTATATTAAAGCCTATCCTAAAACAACAAACTCTGAGGATGCTAGACGTAAATCAAAACTATTATTAAAAAGTAAAACAGTGAGGGATCAAGTGGATAAAGAAATAGAAGAGCTAATGTCAGAAGTTGGTATTACCAAAAGATATTTATTGGAAAGTACCAAGGATGTTGTAGATAAAGTAGATGCAAAGGACAATGATAAGCTTAGAGCACTAGAAACATTAATGAAGATATCAGGAATGCTTAATACAGAAAAGAAATCAGAGTCTATTGCACTGATACAAGAGTTCACTGGCTTTAGTAAAGAAAAACTAAAAGCATTTGAGCAGGGTATGTTAAGTGAAAAGAAAAAGGAATTAGTGAGTGGTGATACAAGCGGTAACAGTTAACAATACTTATTGGAATACACAGACTAGCTCTATTTGGAGCTATACAGTACCTAAAACAGTTCGTATAGGTAATAAGCGATACGACATATCATTTACACATAAAAACGCTAAATAACGCAAATAATGGATAATTTTAATATTAATCCATCCCCATCTGAAATGAAAGAGCGGGATGAAGTATTAGCCAAGTCCTATAAAAACCTTATTTACTTTGGAAGAGCTTTCTTACCAAATGACTTTCTAAAAAAGTCTGCATCCCCATCATTTCACTTTGATGTGGCAGACAAACTCATTACATCTAAACCCGGCAGCCGTAGTTGTATTATTATGCCTAGGGGGTTTGGTAAGTCTATACTATCAAAAGCAGCTATTATGCATAAACTAGTATTTGCTAGAGAAGACGAACAGCACTTTATTGCTTGGGTATCAGAAGAACAAAGTCAGTCTATTGACCATTTAAAGTATTTACGCAATCATTTTGAAATGAACAAACGTCTTCGTTACTACTTTGGTAATTTAGATGGAGGTGCAGCAGGAAAGCGTTGGACTGAAAAGGATATTGTAACTCCCAAAGGGGATAGA